GACCCCCGCAAAACAGTACCTCAGGGATTAGCTCTTGACGTACCAAACCCCCATTACAATCCTGCACACGGTTCTAAACAATGTTCAAAATGTATGGAGGTTAAAGAATGAAGGACTACATATGGGAAAAATGTTGCGATTGTCAGGACGCGGGTCTATGGGATTATTGTAATCATCATCAATTAATGGACCAACTTGGGATAATCAGCGCTCAACTTCAGGAAATTATTGATAGGTAATTATGCGCATTAAGGCAATAGTTGAAATAAAACTCAATATGGACGGCTCATGGGAGCTAATATCATTAGATAACCCCCCCGAATCGACTCCAGAAACCGAAAAGATAGAGGTTATCGACCACTTTCGGAACCTAAACAGAGTTAGAGAAGAGAGATTAACTAACGCAAAAGGTAACGATTCCCCTAAAACTTGCGGGATTTGTGGTAAAGTTCATCATAATAGATTAACACACGAGGAACATAAAGATGCCTTATAGTAAATGTTTTGTTTGTAAAAGAAGGTTAGACATGGCGAGCCAAGGCCACTGGAAGTATTGCCGATCTTGTTTATTAGAAAGGAAAATTAAAAAGCTTTACAAACAGATTCAAGAATTTACTGACTTTGTATCCACTCAATTATAAGTAGGACTACTCAATAATGGGTTATGGTTGTACGAAGACGCGGGCGAAAACGATATTCCCGAAAAAAGAGTTTTACAATTTCAGCAATAGAAACTGGAGCGGCTCTTAGTCTAGCTTCTAGTGCCGGAGTGGATACAGCGGTTAAAGCCGCATTAGGTGGCGATCTGTCGGGCGCTTTGGGAGTTATCCAAAGTTCGGTAGCAACCAACAAGAATCGAATCATAGGTACTCTCGGAGCCGCATACGTCGGCAAGATGTTAGCTAAATCTTTTGGAAATGGTCAGCTTGCAAAGCTTGGCCCTGTCCGAATAAAAGCTATGACACCTAAACAAGACCAATTTGGAGCATAATCATGAATACAAAAACAAACAACGGGGCGGTCTAAATGGCTGGCCTTCAAACTCGAACGTACACTCTGGCCGCAAGTTCTTTAGTGGCTGGAACGTTCACAAATATTAGCCAATTGCTAGGCTCGAGTCAGAGTACTACCAATCCAGAATCAATGCGAAAGGTCGTACGAATCTCTATGAGTTGTTCACCTGACCACACGAGCGCAACTGACGGTTGTTCCGTATTTAAATTTGCAGGGGATGGTGTCAGTGTTCAGCAGATATTTGCAGGACCTTCGTGGTCCAACCAAGCAGTAGGCCCCCTAGACGGTAATAGCGGGATGCCTGTTGTTATTGAGAACTCGGGCGGTGTGTTTGACATTATAGCGGGAAATCAAATTGATTTCTCTGTAAGCTGTACTACAGCTGAAACCGTAGACGTAGCACTTAGCATAACTTATAGCGCTTAGGATCGCTTATGGCGGCACCAAGTGGCGGCGGTGGTGGCGGTGGCCCTGTAGGGTTTAGTAATAGCTTTACAGGACCTAGTGAATCATTAGAACTACTAGGGGACCATGCTTATGCTTATAGTGGGACGGTCCCGACTAGTAACACAGAAATAGCGCACCTTCAATTTAAAACCGGCAACTATTATTTAGTAGTGAGAATTCAACCAACTTATCTCAGCAACCAAAACGCCAACTATTTATGGCAAATTTATATTAGTGAAATAGCTATTGCACAGGTAGAACACACGTCCAGTGAGTCGAGCGGTTGGAACTTTAATTTAACGGGGATCGTGATTCCTTCCTATACAGACTTTAAGGTTACGTGTATAAATTCCGAGAATACTAACACAAATGATATGGGAACGGTATTAACTGGCAGGATATACCGATAATGCCCACACTAACAGAACGTGAGTATTATCAGGCTGGATTTAGGGACGGGATAAGAATGTCCGAAGGTGACAAGGCTTTAGGGATGCCGTGGTCCCCTTCTGATGAAACGCCAAGAAGAAAACCCAAGCGCAAACTCTCAGCATGGAACAAATACGTTAAGGCTAACAGCAAGAAACCGCGTTTCCGATATCGCAACGGTAAGTTGAACCTAAAGAAGATGGCGATCGCGTTTCGTAAGACCCCGCAGGGCAAAAAGAAGAGGCGCTAATTGTGCCGTATGAAGATTACAATTGGGAACAACTGCTCTTTAGGTTCCTTTTGGTCGCCGTGGCGGTCCTCGAAGGCGTTCGGATGGTAGGATAGGGGGGGGGTAACGTTGGATTTAGCACTTTTGATTATCGCCGCTAAAGTTTTTCTCAAAAAAGACGACATAAGCGACGTAGAAAAATTCTGCGGGACTATGACAGCCGGATCGCCCGCGCACCTTGCTTGTGTTGAACAATTCCAACGGCTAGAATAATGGCCCATTATTATAATCCCATTACAGGGAAAGTTGAAACAGTATCAACCGCTAAAAAAAACGCAGTTGATGAATATTACGGACAGAGAAGTAAATTAAATTTAGCACGAAACCCTTTTTTTATTGTTGGGATGGCCCTAGCTGTCGGTATTGGGGTTTTTGGTTTTAAATTAAAAGAATTATTCACGTTGGTAAAAGTAGAAGCTAGCGCGGCCGCTGATACAATCATCGAAACGGTAACCGATCCTTTCCAAATTGAAGGGCCAACCGAAAAACAAAAGTTTCTCAATGATTGGAACGCTTGTTCTACCAAATACCCAAAAGGAACATGGTTTAGGACCGCTAGAATATCCGCTTGTATGCTTGGTAAGGGTTGGACTTCGGAAATCATTGGAGAGGGTTTAGAAGCCGCTCTAAAGAAATTATAATTAACGGGGTCGTTTTTTTCACTGTCATATTTTTTAGACCCCAATCACTAGGGAGTTATGGAATTAACCCAAATTGTACCCCTTTTGTTTATTGGAGAAATCGCAACCCTGCTTTTACTTTACAGATTTGTACTAAGAGATTGGATAATAACCAAATGGGAAGATAAGATAACCGAGGATGACGGCGAGTGGTTGATAGCAACCCTTGAACCGTTATTAGATGAGGTCGATGCACGAACAGAAGTTCGATTAGAAGCATTCAGAACAGCTTTTCTTAAAAGTTTTCTGGGTACGGTCGGAAGTATGACAAAAGAAGCAAAAAAGCTCGACCCTATGAATAATTTAAGATCGGCTGCTAAAAATGGTGACTGGACAACTATGATAGTAGAATATTTAGCAAACAAGTCAGGCCTTAATGAGTCCTTAGCTAACTTTCAGCTATCAGAAGCTGCACCTCAGCTAAAAAAAGCAGAAGAACAGCAAGGTTTTGGTAAAATGTAGGTATATATATATAATATATGTATGTAATACTTTATTATTAGTATGACGGCTTATTATTTTCATTAAAAAAACCGTGGGGTTTATATGCTACTTTCTATAATAGAAATTATGCACAGTTATTCGGGGTTTGGGGATTTACCCCTCGCTGGTAGTAATAGTTTTACATACAAATAATATATACCGTAGCCGTTAGGTATCCATGACAAGTGGAAAAAAGAGCGTAGGCCGTCCGCTCCAAACAGACAGTGACGGCGAACCAATAACTAAAACTTTAGTTAACTTAACGATCCCCGTTAAACTAAAGGTCTTTCTTGATAAACACGTTAAGAACCGTTCTGCGTTCTTTACTAGAATAGTAACTATGCTATATGTGGGGGAAATATGCCCTAAGTGTTATTCAGATAGTGACATCTCAGAGAGTCCCGCGGGAAAGGAATGTACTAATTGTGATATCTGGATTAAACTAAATGACTGTCCTAATTGTAATAGTCGTATGGACCCCCGCAAAACAGTACCTCAGGGATTAGCTCTTGACGTACCAAACCCCCATTACAATCCTGCACACGGTTCTAAACAATGTTCAAAATGTATGGAGGTTAAAGAATGAAGGACTACATATGGGAAAAATGTTGCGATTGTC